TCATCAAATGCTTCGATTGATAGAAATTTCACCTATCAGGCTGTCGGATTTGGTAAAGGAGGGTAGAATATGCACAAGGTAGTTTTCTAAATGGCACAAGTCACAGACTATACGATAGATAATGGAACGGGAAGTGCAGTCCGTACCGACCTTAATAATGTTTTTGCTGCTATACAAAGTTTAAATAGTGGATCAGCAGACCCTAGCGGTACACAGGTTGCTTTTCAATTATCAGTTAATACAACTTCTAATTTATTAAAAATAAGAAATGCAGCAAATAATGGCTATATCGAGATTGGTAATGTCACACAGGCAAATTTAGGTCTAGCTCCAGTTGCAGGAGCAACATTTACTGGAACTGTTATTCATAATTACACAGGTGCATTAAGATTACCTGTTGGAACTACTGGTCAAAGACCTGGTTCACCAGCTACAGGAGACATTAGATTTAATAGTACAACCACTTCTGCTGAAATATACAATGGATCTGAGTTTACTGCTGTGGGAGGCGGTGCTGGAGCTACGGGAGGAGGCAATGATGAAGTATTTTTTGAATCGGATACTAACGTGACAACAAATTATACGATAACATCAGGAAAAAATGCACACACAGTAAGTCCCGTTATAAATAGCGGTGTCACTGTGACCGTGCCATCTGGCAGTTTACTTGTTATTCTTTAACTATGGCTTTAAACATTAACGGCACTACTGGTATTTCTGGGGTTGATGGATCAGTTTCTGCACCAGCTTTAACAGGAACAGATAGTAATACTGGTATAACATTCCCTGCTGCTGACACTATTAAGTTTGCTACTGGTGGTGTTGAGAGAATGTCGATTACAAATAGCGGTATAAGTGGGATAACCACTGGAATTACTAATGCTCAACAATTTAGATTAGCTTCTGATCAAGGTGGTTCGGGTTCGGCTGGAACTGTTCTTACTAATTGGCAAGATGCAATGACAACTTACACAGCGATTGGTGGTAATTGGTCGCATAGTAGTGGGGTATTTTCATGTTCTGCTACTGGTATTTATTTGTGTCATTGGACTTTTGTTGTATCAGGCACAAATACAGGAGATGCTTACGATCCTAACGTACAAATTTCAACTAATTCAGGTTCTAATTATACTACTAGATCAAGAACGTGGGGTAAAGTAGCTGCTTCTGCGGGTGTCCATATTGATTCTCCCTCTCAAAGTTTTATGTTTGACGTAACTAATACAAGTACATTTAGACTTAGATACAGAGAAAGTAGTGGTAATGATGTATCTTCTGGAACAACTATTGCTGGTAGCAGCTCTGAAAACATGACTAACATAATGTTTATTCGTTTAGGAGATACTTAAACCATGACAGCAAAGATCAAACTAAACACAGCATCAGGTGGTGGTTCTTTCAGCTTACAAGCACCCTCATCATCTAGTAATAACAGGGTAATGACGTTACCTGATACAGCAGATGGAACAGTACTGACTACAACAAATCCAAAATCAGGAAATGTAACTCAAGTCGTTCAAGATACCTTGACTAGTACAGCTTCTTTTGGAATCAACAACACCATATATGTTCCAAACGCACCTTCAGCAACATTAACCCCTGCTTCATCATCAAATAAAATATTAGTAGATGTTTACCTAAACACTACATTGAATGATGCTAATGCTTTTTCTCAACTTATTTTATATAGAGAAATAGGTGGTTCTGGAGGATTTAGTGCTGTTACTGGTGCGATAGGTGACGCTGCTGTAAGTAGGAGAAGAGTTACTGCTGGATTTAGGTCAACAGGTAGTAATGGATTTGGCACATATCAAGTGAATATAAAATATTTAGACTCGCCAAACACCACAAGTTCTGTTCAATATAAAGTTGCACATTGCCATGCTTATCAAGGTTATACGGAACATTTTATAAATAGAACAGCTACAGACACAGATAATTCTGCTATTGGAAGAATGTATAGCAGTATGATTTTACAGGAGATAGCTGGATGAAGATTACAAGAGGACAAGCACTTTATTCATTACGACCCAATGCAGCGTGGGTTATTATTGAAGATACAACTATTGATTGGCGAGATGAAAAAGAAACACAGCCAACAGAGACAGAGATTACTACAGAACAAAAAAGGCTAATAGCATTAGAAGAGTTTAAGGTATTAAGAGAAGAAAGAGATAAAAGATTAGCAGCTACTGATTGGAGAGCTAGTTCTGATCTAACTCTCTCTACAGCTTGGAAAACATATCGTCAAAGTTTGCGTGATTTACCAGCTAGTGCATCGCCTAAATTAGATGCAGATGGTAATTTAGATATGTCATCTGTTACTTTCCCTACAGAACCTAGTTAATTATGTCAGAGATCAAGGTAAATTCGATAAAAGGGGTAGGAGCCAGTACTGCTGCTATTACTGTCAACAATACTGATGGAAGTTGTGCTGTAAATAACACTCAACGACAAGGTAAAAATTTGATAATAAACGGAGATTTTCAAATTGCCCAAAGAAATACGTCAGCTACAGCAGAAGGTTACGCAACTGTTGATAGATTTTCACTTCATCATGGTGGTGAAGATGAAGATTGCACTCAATCCCAACATTCATTAACTTCTAGTGATACTTCCCCTTATCAAGAAGGTTTTAGACATTCGTACCATATACAAAATGGAAACCAAACAAGCGGTGGAGATAATAGTGATTTTTGTTATATAAGACAAAAAATTGAGGGTCGACAAATAACTAATAGTGGGTGGAATTATACATCTGCCTCTAGTAATATAACTCTTTCTTTTTGGGTTAAATCAAGTGTCGCATTTAATTCTTTATGTTATGCTCAAACTTTTAGCGGAACAGATTATGTATACCCATTTGAGACAGGTAATTTATCTGCTAACACTTGGACAAAAATAACAAAAACAATTCCTGGTAACTCTAATTTAGTTTTCGATGCAGACAATAATCAAGGAATACAGATTACTTGGGGTATGTATTGGGGTTCAGATTTTACAGATAATTCTACAAGTCTAAATACATGGGCAGCTTATGACAGTACTCAAAGATTGCCAGATATGGCTTCAACATGGTGGACAACAAATGATGCGACTTTTGAAATTACAGGAGTTCAATTAGAAGTAGGCAGCGTGGCAACAGATTTTGAACATAGGTTATTCGCACAAGAGCTTTCATTATGTGAGAGATATTATGCTAAGTATGTGAATTTATCAACTGGTTATGGAAGCGGTAATGGATATGCAAGATCAACGCATTTATTTAGAAATAGAATGAGGGCTGCACCTTCAAGAACTATTACTAATACTAATGTAGGAAGTTTGAATAGTTCTAGTGCAAATGAAGATTCAGTTATGGTTACATGGCAAAGTTTGTCAGGTACAAGTACTGGCGAATTTACATTAGAATTAGATTCGGAGCTTTAAATTATGAGTTACAAAAAGGTTAAAGACGTTACAGGAAAAGTTTACACAGATCAAATTAAACGTATTTCTGATGATGCGTGGATTCCATTTGACGAAGGTAATAGAGATTATCAGGAGTATTTGCTTTGGGTAGCAGAGGGAAATACCCCAGAAGCTGCTGATTAATTAACCTTTTCGTGCATTTGCCTTGTCATTATCCCCATAGTGACGTAGAGAGGAGATAGGGCTACAATAAGCAGTAATACAAGCACACTTGAAAAAGAAAGTGCTTTCAAAATTGCAAATTTAATCATTTTTTTATGCTAAATCGAATTTGTCAGGTTTTGAGTATCATCTCATTCATAATGGTAGCTTCCATGAGTGGTGGAGCATACCTTGGATATAAATATGTAACATCAGAACAGTTTAAATCAAGAGTTATGAACGAGATTCTTGAAAATGTTTCTGGCATGATGCCAAAAGTGTTAGATCAGAACTTACCTAAAGTTACAGGCCAATCAATGCCAATTATAAAATGAAATGTTACTGGTGCGATACAGAGCTAATCATAGGTGGAGACATTGATATTGAAGAGGATATGAGTGGCTATCCTGAGTTTTCCGTAATGACTAACTTGTCTTGTCCTAAATGTTTTTCAGAAGTAGAAGTATTGAAAAAAAGAGATGCCTTCGATTGAAGTACCTGATATAAATATTCCCGATATTTATATTCCAAACGTACCAGAACCTTACAATCCACACTATTTACAAATAGCAAAGCCACCTGAGATTGATGTCCCTGGTTGTACTTATCAACATCGTGATATAAAAAATACTGGTAATCGTAATTTATTATTGGAAGATCCTAATGGCGTATTTACAACGTGTGATTTTCCATTTCCTAGTTTTATTCCTCTTGATTATTCTCCTGACAATTTAGTGATAACTGAGGAAGCACCTGTTAATAATGATCCACCGCCATTGCCAGAAACAGAACAACCAAAGATTCCTGATTTACCTCCAGACCCTCCACCAGATTTTCCTCCCTGTCCTGGTAAAAACGATCAAAGAGTAGGAGACTTTCGTAACGATAAAAAGCTAGAACGTGTTATCGGACATGAAAGAAGTCAAGATGGTAGTGAGTGTATAACTCTTTATGAAACAGTTGAGTGGAAAGAACAATACATTCCGTCTGCTCCTCAGTTTGTTGGGGTCTTTAGCCTTGCTTTGGTTGGTGCTTCTGCTCCGTTGGTACTTCAGCTTGTACGGCCTTTAGTAAAGCAAGTTGTTACTAAGCTAA